CGCCTTCTCGCTGCGACGGGTGCCGGCCATAATCTGCCCCCGGGTCCACCAGACCCCCGACTTGCGCGATCGCATCCAGTCGAGAACGGCAGCAGTGGCGCTGCCGTCGCGGATCACGCCTGCCGGCCTGGGGTTGAACGTGGGCGCGTCAACCTCGATCCGGTCGCGGTTTTCGCCCAGAGCCAGCAGCTGGTGCGTGATCCACCAGGAGTTGCTCACGCTCAAATGCTCCCCCGTCCAGGAGGATACAAAGTGGTCGTCCCATCATCCTCGGATGGCATAACCCGCGCCGAACGCGCTACGGTGCGAAGCATGCTCATTTCCCCCCAGATCGCGCGGCGCAGCACCCACCGGGCGTATTCCGCCTTAGTGACGCCGGCCACTGCCGCCAGGGCGATGAGGGCCTCCATGTCGGCCTCAGACATCGGAATGTCCAGCCGGTGGGTGAGCTTGCCGCCAGGGCCTGAAACCGGACTCATGCGGTGACCTGGGCCGTCGTCACGTTTCTGGCCGCCGCCGCCTTCTTCACGGTCGGCGCCGCCTGCAACGGCGTGCCCGCCTCTTGGCGGACAGTGCGCGAAGTCATCGAGGCCTCGCTCATCGTGGTGTTCATCGTGGCCATCGCCTCCGGTGGTCGCGGGTGTTCAATGGGTAGCAGCGGGTTCGACGACGCGCGCGCCGTTCCCGTCGCGCCGAGCGCCGCGTGAAGCCCGCTTTCGCGCGGCGCGCTGTGCGTCATATGCCGAGATCCAGTCAAGCAGCGGCTGCACCGACTCAAGCCGGGGGCTGCCCTGGCCGCTTTGGATGCGGCTCAGGGTTGACTGCGGCACACCGGTCTCAGCCGCGATGCGGGCGTGCTGGCCACGAAGCTCCTGGAGCCTGCGAAGCAGGTAATCGTGGATCGTTTCTTGTACCTTCATGCGCGCAGTCTATCCGAAAACGGATATGCACAAAGCGCTTCGCTCCCCCCACGTGTATCCGCATACGGATGGCACTCTCAGGCACCATACCCTTATGAACTCCGCTGCCCAACTTCGGCAGGTCATCGCCGACCGCCTACGCACACTCATGGGTGCGCGCCCTGACCTCGACACGCAGGTCAAGTTGGCCAAACGCGCCGGCCTGTCTCAAAGCACTGTTGCCCGCATCCTGTCGGCCGACTCGTCGGCCACCTCCGACTCGCTTGCGCAGATTGCCCGCGCCTTCAGCACATCGCCCGCTTCTCTTCTGCTGGATGATCCAACAGAGATCGCCCTGCTGCAGGCCATCCAGGCACTAAAGCCCGAGGCGCGCCACCGCCTTCTGGGTTACGCCGCTGGAGTTACGCAGGACGAACAACCCGCCCTTTCAGCTTCACGGTATTCCGTTGACTCTTCCGTTCCTGTGCCACCATCACGGCGCGCAGCCCATGCCAAAGCGGTCGCGCGACCTATTAAGGACAAAGTACAGGAGAGCGGACCTAGTTATGCCAAGAAGCGCGCCACCCCTCGCTGACCCACTACACACCCTGCCCAAACCCGATACGTCTCGCGTAGCCGACATCCGTCTGTGGATGGTCACCAAGGCCAACGCGGCTGATGCGCCAGTAGCAGGCCTTGCCCTGACTATCACCGCCTCCGGGCAGATCGACGCTGCCGTGCGCGGCATCGAGCCCGAGCACGCAGACCTCGTGCTGGAGCGCCTGGAGGAAATCTCCAACTCCCTGCGGGCCTGGGCAGACGCCGTGAACCAACCCCAGCTACCGCTGTGCGAGGTGGTGCAGTTGCGCTCCTGAAAACCGCTTTGGCTTGCGGCTGAATATCCGTTTTCGGATAAAGTCGGACTCTCTTTGCATTACCGGAGTCCGATCATGCTGTCCCAAACCAACCCCGATCTATCCACCGAAGGATGGCCAAGCGTGCGCCGCTACCCGCGCACGTTGCAGGAGGCTTTCGGCGGCACGGAGAGAGCCTGCGCCATAACGTACTACCGCCGCGAGGCTCGCACACTTGCCCGCGCCTGCGGGTGGATTGCCGTGGGCGTCGCTCTGGTGGTCCTGGCCTTCGCAATCGGGGGGCGCTGACATGGCACCGCACGAACCCATGCAACTTCGAGGCTGCTCTGGGGCTTGCCAGCAGGGACGCATCGAATGCCCACACCCCGATGCCTGCGAGATCCCGGCCGAAGAGCAAGACGGCCCGCCTCTGGATCGCGCCGGAGCGTTCCTGCTGGTGATGTCCATCATCGGCGCCTGGGTGGCGGTGCTGGGCATCGTCCAGGTCTCGCGCTGGCTCTACGCATTGGTCTCGGGGGTCTGATGCCGACCCCACCAGGAATACGGACACTTGAGCACCTGCGCGAGCGGTGCGTCGAGGACGACATCACGGGTTGCTGGGTGTTCCAGGTCACCCGAAAGCCGAACCGCATTGGAGACTGGGGCGCCAACGTCTGGCTGCCAGACCTGCAGCGCACCGAGACTCTGCAGCGCGCCGGCTGGATCCTGGCCGGCAGGCCGCTGGGCAAAGCGCGCGACTGGACAGTCTGGAGAACTTGCCACAACTCCATGTGCGGCAACCCGCAGCACCTGCGTGCAGGCCCCAGGCAGGCCCTGGGCCGATGGCTTGAGGGCACGGGCCGACTCAAAGGCGACCCTACCCGGTCCCTGATCAATCGGCGCAACAAGCTGGCCAGCGGCACGGCGCGCATTACTCAGGAACTCGCCGACTGGGTGCGCGAGAGCGGCCAGTCCGGCATCGTCATTGCCCACGCGCTCGATGTCAGCCCGCACTGCATCAGCCGCGTGCGCACCGGCAAAACCTGGACGCGCACCGTCCAGGGCGCCAGCGTGTTTTCTTGGGCTGGTACGCGATGAGCCGCAAGCGTTCGCGCTACCGGCCCAAGGGCATCAACCCAATGGCCCACCTCGTTGCCCTTCAGGGCTGCATGAAGCTGGCCAAGGATGACTCCCTTCTCTTTGCGCTTCCCGCGCGCGAAGCCGTCACCGCCGTCTGCAAAGGGCGCGCCACTGAGGCCCAGTGGACTGCCCTCTTCGTGGCCCTGGCCATCTCCGAGCAGCTAGTGCGCCAGCGTGTCGCCCAGGACCCCGAAGGCGCAATCGCTGCAACCCAGCGCACCGTGCTGGACATCATCGAGCGCGAGGCCACGCGCGGCACCCGTGCGCTGTACCCCGACGAGATCGCCCGCCTGGACGGCTTTGCCGCCGAGTACGCCGACCTAATCTGTCAGGTCACGCATGCCGAGTTGTTCAAGGCCGAGGAGTCGGCCCGCACGCGCATCGCTGCCGCAGCGGCCGGCAACCGCGACCCATCTGTGACCTTCGTCAATCGCGCGTCCGTTTTTCACGCCCCGTAATATCCGAAAACGGATTGACGACCATCCGTTTACGGATATAGTGGAGGCTCCACTACATCACGGAGTCAGCCATGGACATGCAGACAACGGCCCGCGCACCTTCGTGCGCCGGCTATGCGGTCAGAGGCCGCGTCATCCCCGGGCATCTGGTCTACGGCATCGACGCCCACATCCAGTCCGGCCAGCCCACCGGATCGTTCCTCAACGCGGTCCTGCGCAACAACCTGCGCGATGCGATCGGCCGCGCCGACGACGAGGCCCTGCAGGCCCTGCCGGCCATCGTGGGCTGGTTCTACAACGAGGCGCCCGCGCACTGCTGGGGCTCGCCGGAGAAGGTCAGCCGCTGGCAGGAGATGGGCGGACTCGACGGCGGGGCCGACAAGTGAGGGCGCTGTGCCACTGCGCCGCCTACCGGTTCCCGCACCGGGCCAGCGGCGGGAAGTGCCCGGCCGATTCCTGTACGCCCCAAGACCTTTGCGCAGGCTGCGGGATGCCGGCTGATTCGATCACCGCTGACTTCGGCATCGGCGCCTACGAATACTGGGGCTGCAAGGGTGTCCACCGCGACATCCGCACCGTCTCGGCCTGCTGCGAGGACAGCCTGATCGACAACTGCCCCTCGCGCAGCGGCAGTTTCCTATTCCCCACCACCACCGGAGTCCGCAAGTGACCGACCTGTCCGTCATCACCCCCGAAACCCACGACCGCAGCAAGCTGCTGGGCGGCAGCGACATCGCCGCCGTGCTGGGCCTGTCCCCCTGGAAGACGCCGCTGGACTTGTGGCGCGACAAGACCACGCCCCGCGTGGAGGGCGCGCGCAAGCAGGTATTCACCCGCGGCATCCGCTGGGAGGGCGCCGTGGCCGAGATGCTCGTCGAAAGCCTGGAGGCCCAGGGCCGCAGGGTGGACATCGTGGCCAGCAACCGCCGCTACCGCGACGACGAGCACCCCTTCCTGGCCGCCGAGATCGACTTCGAGATCCGCCTGGACGGCGCCGAGGAGATCACCAACGTCGAACTGAAGACGGTCCACCCCTTTCGGCTGCGCGAGTGGGGCGAGTCCGGCAGCGACACCCTGCCCGTGCACTACACCGCCCAGGTCATGCACGGCCTGGGCGTCACCCGCAGGCGCCACGCGATGCTGGCAGCGCTCTTCGGCGCCGACGAGCTGCGCGTGTACCCAGTGGACGCCGACAACGAAACCATCGCCGGCCTGCGCGCGCGGGCCGTGTCTTTCTGGACCGATCACGTCCTGGCCGGCATCGCCCCCGATCCGACCACGCTCGAAGACCTCTCCAAGCTCTTCGACAAGGACAACCCCGATGCCCATCCCTTGCTGGCCGACGAGACGCTGGCCGAGCAAGTGATGCGCATGCGAGCGATCAACGCCGAGATCAAGGCCCGCGAGGCCGAGGCCGAGGTGTTGGAGTTCGCCGTCAAGCGCGCCATGCGCGACTGCACCAGCATCGTCATGCCCAACGGTAAAGAGGCGGTGACATGGAAGCAGCGCAGCGGATCGTGGCTTGACGAGACGGCGCTGAAAGAGGCGCACCCCAAGCTGGCCCGTGAGTTCCAACGCAAGTGGGACAAGCGGGTTTTCGCCCTGAAGTCGTTTTCCACAGAAGGACTCTGATCCATGAGCACTACCGCCCTCAAGGCCGCAGTCACCGGCAAGGTGACCGAGGCCGCAAAGCGGCCGACCACCATCGCCGGCCTGCTGACCGATCCCACCATCAAGGCGCAGATGGCCCTGGCCCTGCCCAAGCACATGACCGCCGACCGGCTGGCCCGCATCGCCCTGACCGAGGTCCGCAAGACCCCGGCCCTGGGCCGCTGCGATCAGGCCTCGTTCCTGGGCGCCATCATGCAGTGCGCGCAACTGGGCCTGGAGCCCGGAAGCGCGCTGGGCCACGCCTACCTGCTGCCCTTCGAGAACCGCAAGAAGCAGATCACAGAGGTTCAGTTCATCGTCGGCTACCGGGGCATGATCGACCTCGCCCGCCGCTCGGGCCAGATCCTGAGCCTGGAGGCCCGGGCCGTCTATGCGGCCGACAAGTTCCACGTGGCCCTGGGCCTGAACCCGGACCTCACGCACGAGCCGGCCTGGGACGCCGACGATCGCGGCCCGCTGCGCTTCGTCTATGCCGTGGCCAAGCTGAAGGACGGCGGCACCCAGTTCGAGGTCATGAGCCGCGCCGAGATCGAGCGCGTGCGCTCCAAGAGCCGCGCCGGGCAGTCCGGGCCCTGGGTGGACCACTTCGAGGAGATGGCCAAGAAGACCGTCATCCGGCGCCTGTTCAAGTACCTGCCCGTGAGCATCGAGCTTGCGGGCGCCGTCGAGCAGGACGAGCGCGTGGACATCGACCTGCCGCAGGACAACCCGCTGACCATCGACGCGGAGACGGGCGAGATCAACCCCGAGGCGCCGCCCGACCTGCCGCCGCAAATCGACACACCAGTCCCCACCGGCAAGTAATGCCCGCCCGCGGGGCGCGTAGCCCCGCATTCACTCCAGCATCATCAAGGAGTCCCCTGCATGAATAACCAAGCCATTGAGGCCGAGATCCAGGCCAAGGGCCTGACCGCGCCGCGCATCACGCCGGCCGACATCGAGGCCAACATCGCCAGCGAGCACTACTTCACGGCCTCCCAGGGCGTGGCCGGTGCGGGTTACCGCATCCACGACGCCAACGACAAAGGCTTCCTGTCCCTCCTGACCTTCTGCGTCCTCGTGCTACGCAACGGCTTCACCGTAACCGGTGAGTCGGCCTGCGCCAGTCCGGAGAACTTTGACGCCGAGGTCGGCCGCAAGATCGCCAGGGCCAACGCGGTCAACAAGGTCTGGCCCCTGATGGGCTACGAGCTGCGCACCAAGCTGTCGGGGGTTGCATGACCTTTCGCCTCGACATCGCCGCTATCGAGCGGTCCGCCGAGATCATCCAGGAGCAGTGTCACGGGCTGGCCCGTAGCAGCGGCTGGTGGACGGATCTCGCCACTGGCGCCGACCTGACGTGCAGTTATGGCGCCTCGATGACCAACAAGTCGCCTCGCAACATCGGCGAATTGCTGTGCCTCGTTCACTCCGAGATCAGCGAAGCGATGGAGGGGGCCCGCAAGGGACTCATGGACGACAAGCTGACCCACAGGCCCATGCTCGAGGTCGAGCTCGCCGACGCCGTGATCCGGTGCTTCGACATGGCTGGCGGCCTGCGCCTGGACCTGCCCGGGGCCATCGCCGAAAAGCTGCTGTTCAACCAATCCAGGGCCGACCACAAGCCGGCAAGCCGCAAGGCCGAGGGCGGCAAATCGTTCTGACGCATCAACTGAAAGCACAACCATGACAACCACACCCAAGACCCCCCGCCGCATCTACCTCGTGCGGCACACCGACACGGGCACTGAGCGCCTGATCCGCGCCTCGACTGCCGCCCAGGCGCGCAACCACGCGGCCCGCGACACCATCGCGGTTGACGTGGCCAGCCAGGACCAACTGGTGGCCCTACTGACCGCAGCCGAGCCGGCGCGCATCGAGGACGCCTCGCAGCGCGACGACGAGCCGGAGGCGCCTCACCTCTTCTCGGTTCAGTCCGAGGCAGCATGACCGCAGCTACCCTGACTGGCGTGTTCAAGGTCCAGCAGGACGCGGAGATCCGCGAGCTTGCCACTGGCGACCCCGTGGTGACCCTGCAGCTGACCTACGCCTACGGGGGCCGGCAGCCGGAGGGGCACCGTCCGACGCAGTGGGTGGAGGCCGGTTTATGGGGATCGCGCGCGACCAAACTGGCCCCCAGGCTGGTCGCACACTCCCTGATCTTTGCAGTGATCGAGGAGGTCCACGTCGAGGCCTACACCAACGCCTCGGGCGGCACCGGCCACAAGCTGGTGGGCCGCCTGGGCCGCGTCGATGTCATCGCCGACCCGATGATGACCGGCCTCAATCGACCGAGGCGCGCATGAGCACGTTCCTTTCGGCCGATGAGCTTGTGGCCCTGACCGGCCGCAAGCGCAAGGCCCACCAGATCGAGGCCCTGCGCCAGCAGGGCATCCCCTTCTACGTGAGCGCGGTTGGCCGTCCCGTCGTTGTGCGGGCCGCTCTGACCGGCGCCGCGACAGCAGCGCAGGCGCGGCCCACGTGGTCCCCCCGCGTGCTGGCCAGCGTTCGAGCTAGGCCGGCGTAGCTTGAGCAGCTAAGCGGCTTGCCTCAAGGGTAGTGTTAGGCGTCACTGGCGCCGGAAAGAAAAATCATGAGCGAAGTTCTTGAGCGGTTTTCTCTTGCTTGGCTGATGACGTTGCTGCGCGGCATCTTTGGCCGCGAGGTTTCGCCGCCTGCGCCATCCCGGCCTGATGAGGTTGTCGCAGAGCCGTCCGCGCAGCCGGCTGCATTGGCCGCACCCCCCAAAGTCCACAGAGTTCGGCGCACTGCCTCGCGCAGCAAGACACAAACACAACCCGACGCGGAAACCCTAGCGTCCCTCCTTGACGGCCTAGACGAGTCGTTTGCGTCTCTTCAAATCCCTTCTATAAAAGGCAACTGGTTGCCACGATCTGACGTTCGAGCCCTGCACAAACTTGGCATTTATATTCCCACGCCGTGGCTTCTTGAACTGACGGACCGCCCGGCGCTGCCGCCCGGCGATGCCCTCCCGGCCATGGCCTCATGCCTGATGATGGGGCGTAAATACGACACCGAAGAGAAGGTTTGCCCGCGGTTTGCGTTTGCCATCAAGGCGCCTCGCTTGCCTGAAAACGTCGAGCAATTCACTGGCACGGCGTATCGCTTTGGATACTGCGTGCAACTTTCTGAGCTTGAACACGACAAAAACAGCCCGCCGCGCCTGTTCTGGGTGTGGGCTTGGGTTGTTGTCGCTGCCGATGGCTCCCTTGTGATCCCGCGTGAGAAGCGATTGATGGTTCACGCAATCACTCACCGTCGCGCCCGCGAATACAAGACGCGCGGCAGCAGGGCGTCACACTTCCAGACCCGCCAGTGGGTGATGCCGACCGCCTTCCAGGCCGAAGAAAGCCAAGATCAGCAGAGCCACGAACGGTTTTTGCTGTGCGTGTTCCGACAGCTTCTGTTGTGGTGGAACCGTCGCGCAGAAAACTGGTCTGTCGGCGTCCGCAGAGAAGGCAAACGGGTCACATTCACGATTGCCAAAGAACACACAGCAGCCTACTTTGCCGACCGCGAAAAAACCGCAGCCGTTGACGGTACGGCAAAGAAAATCATCCACTTTGTGCGGGAGCATGAGCGCGCCAACGGCCAGATCGTCAAGGCGCATGTCAGAGGCCTGCGGACGTTCATGTGGCGCGGTTTTGCTTGCCATGTCACCGCCCCAAATCTCAACGGCATCATAGGGACTACGTGCCCAATCACGCCGGAAGAGGTTGATACTGATGACGACCGGCCCGGTCTTTTGACCACCGAAGCATTTGCTGAGACGGTCGCCGCCAATGAAGACTTCGCCGACCTCAAGACCCAGCGCGAACTGGCCGCGCGGTAACCGCGTGATGGCGGATAGGGCCTAACCGCCGATACCCCGTCGCCGTGGCAAGCGTGGCACCTTCGCCACGGCATGCAAGTCAATGTCGAGATTCCGCCCAAGATAGGCCCCGTATTCGAGGGGGACGCTGACGTCCGTGGAGCCTTCGGCGGCCGCGGGTCGGGCAAGACACGCACATTCGCCAAGCTGACAGCCGTGCGCGGCATGATCTTCGGCAAGGCAGGCATCTCGGGGCAGATCCTGTGTGCTCGTCAGTTCCAGAACTCCCTGGCGGATTCCAGCCTGGAGGAGATCAAGCGCGCCATCCAGGACGAGCCCTGGCTGATGGATTACTACGAGATCGGCGAGAGCTACGTCCGATCGCGCGACGGCCGCGTCGAGTACACGTTCGCCGGCCTGGAACGCAACATCAACTCGATCAAGTCCAAGGGCCGCATCCTGCTGTGCTGGGTGGACGAGGCCGAGGGCGTGTCCGAGAAGTCCTGGTCCGTGCTCACCCCCACCCTGCGCGAGGAAGGAGAGGACTGGAACGCCGAGCTTTGGGTCACCTGGAACCCGCAGCGCAAGGGCAGCGCTACCGACCAGCGCTTTCGCCAAACCAAGGACGAGCGCATCAAGGTCGCGGAGATCAACTGGCGCGACAACCCCAAGTTCCCCGCCGTCCTGGAGCGCCAGCGGCAGCGTGACCTCGCCGAGCGGCCCGACACCTACGACTGGATCTGGGAAGGCGCCTACGCCACCGTCGTCGCCGGTGCCTACTTCGCCAAGAGCCTGACCGCCGCCAAGGCCGCAGGACGAATCAGCCGCGTCGCCCCGGACCCGCTGATGCGCCTGCGGGCCTTCACCGACATCGGCGGCACCGGCAAGAAGGCCGACAGCTTCGTGTGGTGGGTCGCCCAGTTCATCGGCCGCGAGATCCGCATGCTCGACCACTATGAGACGCAGGGCCAGCCGCTGGAGGCCCACCTTCACTGGGCCCGCAAGAAGGGTTACGGCCCGGACCGCATGGACATCTGGCTGCCCCACGACGGGGTGACGCACGACAAGGTGTTCGACGTGAGCTTCGAGTCCGCCTTGCTGCGGGCCGGCTACACGGTGGAGATCGTCCCCAACCAGGGCCCGGGAGCTGCGATCGCCCGCATCGAGGCAGCGCGCCGGATGTTCCCGGCTATCTGGTTCAACGAGGACACGACCGAGGCCGGCCGGGACGCCCTTGGCTGGTATCACGAGAAGCGCGACGAGGTCCGCGACGTGGGCCTGGGGCCCGAGCACGACTGGTCCAGCCACTCCGCAGACGCCTTCGGAATGCTGTGCATCGTGGCCGAGGACACGCTGCGCTCCGGCAGCCCGCAGGGCGCCCTGGCCCGCCGCCGACGCACAGGAATGGCGGTCTGACGCCGGCCGGCACCCCGCTGGGAGCCGTGGCAAGCGTGGCAGGCTTGCGCCGTTTCAACGGTGCCGGGGCTACCGCATGGGTGTCTCTCTAGACCTGCGCAAAGCGTTCATGTCGCGCCAACACGGCGACATCACTGCGATCTATACCTGGGTCAATGACGAACGGGCGCTTGTCCTCGTCCCGACTTTCCGCAGCGGCGCGCCCTGGTACGTCGTCATGGAGTCGGCCGCTTTCAAGTATGACGACGCGACCTACCTCGCCCGTCAGTGCGTCACCGCCTGCAACGTGCTCGGCCTGGAGCCCAGCCGTCCGAACTGGGTGCGGGTAGCCAGCATCATCAACGAGGGCCTGCCAGACCTGATCCGCATGCCGTCGGCGCCGCCGACCGAGTACATGCGCAGCTCGATGGGCCACATGGAGCTTCGTGTGGATGGTCAGGCCGTGGCTGGCGAGGACATCCGCATCGAGAAGGAGGGCGCCACCTATGGCTGAGCCATTCGACGTTCGCCCCGCCCGGGGCCGCGCGCCAGGAGACGACTACTTCCGCCGACAGGCCCAGACGATGGACAGCGCCGGCCGCGTGCCGGAGCCCCGGGGCAACAAGCTCGATGGCGAGGAGGCCCGCGCCGAGTTGCGCCGCTTGCTCGAGTGGTACTACTACGAGAAGGAAAAGCAGTCCCTGAACCGCCTGGACATGGCGATGGACTGCGACTTCTACGACAACCTGCAGTGGGACCCCGAGGACGCCACGACGCTGCGAGAGCGCGGTCAAGTGCCCCTGGTCTACAACGAGGTTGCGCCGATGGTCGACTGGCTGATCGGCACCGAGCGCCGCGCGCGCGTGGACTGGAAGGTGCTGCCGCGCACCGAGGACGACGTGCAGTCGGCCGACGTAAAGACCAAGGTGTTGAAGTACGTCAGCGACATCAACCGCGTGCCCTTCACCCGCTCCCGGGCCTTCGCCGATGCGCTCAAGGCTGGCGTGGGCTGGATGGACGACGGCACCCGCGACGACCCGACGCAAGACATCCTGTACTCGCGCTACGAGGACTGGAGAAACGTGCTGTGGGACTCGGCCAGCTACGAGCCGGACCTGTCGGACGCCCGCTACCTCTTCCGTTGGCGGTGGGTCGACGAGGACGTGGCCGTCCTGATGTTTCCCAACCGCGCCACGCAGATCCGCGCCGCCGTCGAGGAAGGGACCAACTACACGACCGACGGCTGGGAAGAGGACACTTGGTACACCGCCCACGACCTCACCCAACTGAAGACGGGCACGCTGACTGCCACCGGTGTGGGCGCCCTGGCTGATGCCAAGCGCCGCCGCGTCAAGCTGATCGAAGGTCAGTACCGCAAGCCCGCGCGCGTGACGGTGGTGGCCGACGGCCCGATGAAGGGGGCCATCCTGTCCACCCGGGATTCGGTGCTGCGTGACGCCGTGGGCCAAAGCGGCAGCATGCTGGTCGATCGCATGATGATGCGTGTGCACATCGCCGTCTTCACCGAAACGCACATGCTGGGCTACGGGCCCAGCCCCTACCGCCACAACCGATTCACGCTGACCCCGATCTGGTGCTACCGCCGCTCCAGGGACCGCCTGCCCTACGGCACGATCCGCCGCGTGCGCGACATCCAGCAGGACCTGAACAAGCGCGCCTCCAAGGCCCTGTTCATGCTGAACACCAATCAGGTGTTTGCCGAAGAGGGCGCCACCGACGACTGGGATCTGCTGCGCGACGAGGCCGACCGGCCCGACGGCATGATCGTCTACAAGCCTGGGCGCAAGGTCGAGATCAAGCGCGACACGGACGCGGCAACCGGCCAGATCAGCATGATGGAGCTGGCCCAGTCCACCATCCAGCGCTCGGCCGGCGTGGCCGACGAGAACATGGGCCGGCAGACCAACGCTGTCTCCGGCGAGGCCATCAAGGCCCGGCAACTGCAGGGCAGCGTGGTGACCACCGAGCCCTTCGACAACCTGCGGCTGGCCGTCCAGGTGCAGGGCGAGAAGCAACTGTCCCTGGTCGAGCAGTGGTACACCGAAGAGAAGGTCATCCGCCTGACCGGCGCCAAGGGTGCGATCGAGTGGGTCAAGGTCAACGTGCCCGAGCTTCAGGCGGATGGCACGGTGCGCTACTTGAACGACATCACGTCCTCGATGGGCGACTTCATCGTCTCGGAGCAGGACTACGCCGGCACCTTGCGGCAGGTGATGTTCGAGAGCTTGAACAACCTCGCCTCGCGCCTGCCTCCAGAGGTCAGCCTGCGCGTGTTGACAATCGCCATGGAGTTCTCCGACCTGCCCAACAAGTCAGAGATCGCCGACCAGATCCGCAAGCTGACGGGCGAGCGCGACCCGACCAAGGAGATGTCGCCCGAAGAGCAGGCCCAGGCCGAGCAGCAGGCCATGGCCCAGGCCGAGGCGATGCAGGTCCAGCGCGAGATGGCCATGGCGGCCCTGGAAGAGCAGCGCGCCAAGGTGCGCGAACTCAACGCGAAGGCGGCCAAGATGGAGGCCGAGGCCAACGTCGCGGGCGCTGGTGGCGACTCCCAGGCCGGCATGCAAGACGCCCTGATGCAAGTCCGCTCTGAGGCCTCCGCAGAGATCGACCGCCTTAGCGAGACCCTGCGCAAGGCCCAGGCCGAACTTGCCAACCGCACGCTGCAGATCAACCGCGAGGCGGACACCAAACTGGAGACCGCCAGGATCGACGCGGACGCCAAGGCGCGCGTGGCCGACATCCAGGCCGCGAGCGACCGCAAGCTGCAAGCCATCGAGCAGCGCCTGCAGCAGATGCAGCAGGCCATGGACGAGAAGCTGCGCCAGCAGGACCTTGCGCAACGCGAGCGCGAGATCGCGGCCAAGGAGAAGGCCGCCGCAGCGCCCGCCGTGCCTGCGCCGACTCCCGCGCCAGCGCCGGCCCCGGCACCCGCCCCGGCAGCACCCGTGACCATCAACGTCCAGGTTGACGCCAAGACCGGCGAGGTCAAGAAGTCCGTTGTCGTCAAGCGAGACGCCGACGGGAACATCGTGGGCGCCGAGGTTCAGGAAACCGACGGCGCGAAGTGAAGTAAGCGACCCACAAGGAGCCACCCATGTCTTTGTCAAACGCCACCGAGAACGCCGCCCTGAAGATGTTTCTGCAGGGCACGGACCCGTCCTACCGGGCCGGCGCCACGCAGTACCTCGCGGCCTTCACCGCCGACCCCGGCGAAGCTGCATCCCTCGCCAACGAGGCCGCCTACACCGGTTATGCGCGGCTGGCCATCACCAAGTCCAGCGCCTGGACCGACAACGGCTCGACGTTCGACAACGCTGTGCTGATGCAGTTGCCGGTTTGCACGGGCGGCACCAGTGCCTTGACACACTTTGCAATCGTGGACACGGCCAGCGGCGCGGTCAACATGATGATCTCGGGCGCTTTGGGCGGCACGCTTAACGTGTCCACCGGCATCCAGCCGCAGTTCGCTCCCGGCGACCTGTCAGTGACGGCTGACTGATGCCGTGGGCTTTCAAATCGTCTGTGCCCACTGCCTGCGTCTGCTGGCGTGGTTGGAGGACGGTACACCCGAGCCATGCCCGGATCACCCTGACGGCGCCGTCGAGGTGGTCTTGACGGTGTTTGTGGACGAGGGCAACGATGTCGTTTAGGAGCGTGCGCCAGCTTGCCGACTCGGTGGCCACCGATGGCCGCGAGTGGCAGTCGTTCTTCTTCAAAGCCGCCGTGCCCGCTCCCGGCGCAGGGCGCTGGGCTGACGGCAGCGTGGGCTCTGGCATCCCAACCTACAACGCCTACGTCGGCAACCCCCTGGACGCCACGCCGCTGACGGGTGTGGGCAACCGGGGCATCTACACCGGACCGACGCCAGTGGCAGGGCAAGAGAAGTTCCTGCACGTCATGCAGGCCGTCAGCATTGGTGCGGGCGTGCCGGCCTACTTGTTGCTGGCCGACTACCTGATGTTCTACCCGCTGATCGACGGAGACTCCACCGACCAGCAGGACATGAGCAATACCTCGCCGCTGCCCAGGTACGCCTCGGGCGACGGGGTGCGGTGCATGATCGTGGTGGCCTCGCCGATGACGCAGGCCGGCACGGTGACGGTGAGCTACACCAACTCGGACGGGGTTTCGGGGCGCACGGCCACCGCTGGGCTGGTCGCTACCACGGTCATCGGCAGCCTCGCCAACACATCGGATGCCACGACTGCCGCTGGCGCGGTGTCGCCTTTCATCCCGCTGGCCAGTGGCGACAAGGGCATCCGCAGCATCGAGTCGGTCACGGTGTCGGGCTCGCCTGGGGGGTTGTTCAATGCGGTGCTGGTCAAGCCGCTGGCGCACTTGCAGATACGCGAGAACTCCACAGCGGCAGAGAAGGTCATGCTGCCGCACTCGGCTTCGTGCCCAAAGATCGAGACCGGCGCGTACCTGAACTGGATACTGAACAACGGCAACGCGACGGCGCCGTCGCTGCGCGGCTTTCTGCAATTTGCCTGGGGATAACCATGCCTTTCTCATCGATGGACGATCTCGTCAACGAGATCACAAACGGAAAGTTCAACCGCAACGATTGGAACAAGATCACGGGCGCTGCCGGCTACACGGCGGGCCGGTGGTACGACTTCAGCGCCTTGGGCGGCACGCCGGTCGCCAACGCCTGGGCAGGCACTGCGCTGGCCTGGAGGACATGCGATGAGACGACGGGCAACGGCACGCAGATATTCGGCCTTCAGCACGGCGGCAACGTCAGCACCGACACCAAACACATCCTGAACGTGCAGGCGCTCACGGGTGTGGCCACCGGGGTGCCTGGACAGCTCATGCTGGTCGATCTGCAAGGCTACTGGCCCGGTATCACGAACAACAGCGGTACGGCTCAGGCGCTGACGGGCACGCCCAGCTTGCGCTACGCCAACGGCGCGGGCTGCCGACTGTTCTGGGTGCAGACCGCCACCGCAGGCGCAACAGCGCAGAACATCTCGGTCAGCTACTCCAACACCACGCCCACCTCGGGCCGTTCGCTGCCGGTCACGGTGGCCATGACCGCCTCGGCCATCACCCCGCACATCAGCCACTCGGGCACGGCGGCCAACAACTACGGGCCGTTCCTGCCGCTGGCAAGCGGTGACACGGGCGTGTCCAACGTGGCCACAGTGCAATTCAGCGCGGCCAACACTGGCACCGGGGCGTTGTGCCTTGCAAAGCCTCTGCTGACGCTGCCCCTGACCACGGTGTCCGTCGCTGCCGAGCGCGATCTGCTCAACCAGTTGCCCAGCCTGCCGCAAGTCAAAGACGGCGCCTGTCTGACGTGGCTCTACTTCGCGGGCGCGGGCACTGCCGCCAACACCAACTTCTACGGCTCGGCTGAGTTCGGCTGGGGCTGATGGCGCTCAAGCAGAACACCACGATCCTGGCGCAGCTCCCCCTGCGCCAGATCGGCGGCGAGCCCGGCACGCTGCGCTCCATGTGGGGCCGCGCCGAGCGCATGAACCAGTCCGTGGGCCAGGGCATCCCGTCCAAGTTGGCGGGTATCCCAAGCGGCAATCTAGCCCCGTCGTCGTGGGTGTTGCCGTACAAGCCTGGGCGCATGTCGTCGCGGGCGGCCATCCTGACGATCACCGCCGCCGCCGACGGCACCCGAGGCCTCAAAGCCACGGGCGCAGCCAGCTTCAGCTTTGACGCCAGCGCAGTCGGCGGGCTGATCGTCAGCGCCACCGGCAGCGCCACGTTCAGCATCGTCACCAACAACCCCTTCTTGCGGGCCACGGTGGGCGGGACGGGTGCGGCGAGTCTGTCCATCAACGCCAGCGCCGCCATCGGCGCCATCGCCAACCTGACGGGCGCGGCCACCATCAGCTTCAGCGCCAGCGCCCCGGCCTACGCCGTGGGCCACATGACCGGAGAGGCCACCAGCAACACCCCGCTGAGCCCGCAGAGCCTAGCCGACGCGGTGTGGAGCGCCGTGGCGAACACCTACAACGCCAGCGGCAGCATGGGCGAACTGCTGAACAGCGCCGGCTCGGCCGCTGACCCGCTGCTCGGCACGGTTGAGGGCGCGCTTACCCTGCGCGACGTCATGCGCCTGCTGCTGGCCGTCAACGCCGGCGATGCCACCGGCCTGGAAAGCGGCACCATGGTCTTCAAAAGCCAGGACGGGACCAAAGACCGGGTTGAGGCTGCCTACAACTCGGGGTCCCGCGCTGTCACCTCGGTCGATCCGTCGTGAGCACCCAAGGCCCGTACAGCGGCCAATACTTCGGCGACTATTTCGGCGACTACTTAGGCGCCTCGACCGGCGTCACGCCGGGGTGGATGGTAGGCGCCGCGAAGATGTCCTTCAGCGCCTCGGGCACGATGACCGTCGTTGCCCAGGCAACGACGATCGGCGGAGGCGGCCGACGCGCAAAGGAACGCCAGCACATCAAGCTCGGCGACGAAACCGCCCTGCGCGCCCTGGTGGACGCCAAGTGGGAGGCCATCGAAACCGCCCGGCTGATCGATGCAGCGGCACAGGCAGCACGATCCGCTACGGCTGCCGCCCTCAGCCAGTCTGCTGCCGCTGCCCAGGCTCCCACAGCCGCGCCGGCCACTCCCGTAGCGGTGGCCCGTGTCGCTGCGGCTGCGGCCCCGCTGCCGGATGCGGCGCAGCGCGCGCGCGATGCGCGGCGCCTCGAAGACGAGGATGCGCTGATCCTGCTGCTGCTGGAGTCCTAGCCCACGCGGCAAGCGTGGCAAGCGTGGCAGTCTGCCGCGAATGGACCGCCTCAGAGTCGCCGCCGCCGCGCTCACCCTTTCCGCCGCCGCCTTCGTCGGGCTGGCCGTCCACGAGGGCTACAGCGACAGCGCCATCATCCCGGTCCCGGGTGACGTTCCCACGATTGGCTTTGGGACGACCGGTGGCGTCAAGCTGGGCGACAAGACCACGCCCACCCAGGCCCTGGCCCGTGCGCTGAGCGATGTCCAGCGATTCGAGGGCGCGCTCAAGACGTGCGTCAAGGTGCCGCTGCATCAGCACGAGTACGACGCATACCTGTCCCTGGCCTACAACATCGGCCCGACTGCCTTCTGCAACTCAACGCTGGTTCGCCTGCTCAATGAAGGGCGCTACGCCGAAGCATGCAACCAGATCCTTCGCTGGGACAAGTTCCAGGGCGAGCCTCTGCGCGGCCTGACCATCCGGCGCCAACAGGAGCACCGCAAGTGCTTGGGCGACTCCTGAGCGCTCTGCCCGGCGTGAACCTGCTGTGGGGCGTGGCGTGCGCCTTGCTGGCCCTGGCCGGGGCCTATACCTACCTGGGCAAGATCGAGGTTGAGCAAGACGCCCAGCGGTTGCGCGCGAGCTTGGCCGAAGAGCGAGCCGACCGCGCCCGCGAGCGCGAGAGCCTGACCGCCCAGGCGCTCAAGGAGTCAGAGCGCGCCCGCAACATCGAGGCCGCATGGGTCAACAAGCACCAGGAGATCGCCCGTGATGCAGAAGAACTTGCCCGTCGCCATGCGGCTGCTGTGGCTGCTGGCGCCGTTGCTGGCAACGGCCTGCGCGAACGGGCCGCAGCCCTTGCCGCCACCGCCACCCGCTGTGCAGCCCCCGCAGACCCCGCCCCTGCCACCGTCAGCCCGCCAGCCGGCAACCCCGCCGTTGTGCTCGCCGACGTGCTCGGACGGCTGGAGGCGGCTGGTCGAGAGCTTGCTGCGGTAGCCGACGCCCGCGCTGCTGCAGGCAGTGCCTGCGAACGAGCCTACGAGGCGCTGCGCCGGCCGTGACCCGTGGCAAGCGTGGCAGGCTTGCCGGCCATGTCCCATGCCTTCGTCTATGACGTGCCCAGGGTCGCGGCGTTCATGCGCGCGCTGCTGCCGGGCATGCGCACGTCCGAGGACATGGTGGCCATCGGCCTGGAGCGCTGCAGTCCGATCGAGAGCCGCCTGATCGCAGGCGTCCTCTACGAGGGCATCAACCCGCACAACGCCTGGATGCACGTCGCTGCAGAGCCCGGAGCACGCTGGTTGACGCGCGCCTACTTGAAGGCCTGCTTCGCGTACCCGTTTGTGATCTGCGGCTTGAAGCGCATCAGCGGCTACGTGGACGCCTGCAACACGGCCGCGCGCCGCTTCGATGAGCACCTGGGGTTTCGTGAAGAGGCCCGCCTGCGAGGCGCGGCAGCCGACGGTGGCGATGTGATCTTGTACGTCATGTGGCGCGACGAGTGCCGTTTTCTGGAGGCCTGATATGGGCAGCAAAAGTTCAAGCGCGCCAGCACCCGATCCGCGATTGGTCGAGGCGCAGATCCGTTCAATGGGAATCCAGGACAACGCGATCTCTCGCATCCTGGCCAACTCCGAGTCCATGCTGCCTCTGCAGCGCGAGACCACCCAGTTCGCGCTCGACAACGCGCGCCAGGGCGTGACGGATTCCCGCGAGGACCGCAACTGGATGCTGACCCGCAGGGCGATGCTGTCCGGCGTGCAGGACCGGATGGTCGAGGACGCCAACAAGTTCGACGCCGACCAGCGCGCCGATACGCTCGCGCGTCAGGCTGGCGCCGATGCGTCCATTGCGATTGCCAACGCCCGCGCATCCTCGGCCCGTGACCTCGCGCGCCGCGGCGTCATGCCCGGCACGGGCCGCTCCGATGACACGGCCCTGGTGCTTGGCGAGGCGGCACTCAAGGCCGGCAGCATGAACACGGCGCGCCGCGCTGCCCGCCAAGAGAGCTACGCCCTGACGGACCGCGCCACGAACGCCCTGGCGGGCTACCCGGCGATGAGCATGCAGGCCACCGGACAGGGCGCCAGCATGGCCGCAGGCGGGGTGAATGTGGTCAACGCAGGCACCTCCGGCATGAACAGCGGATTCGGGTCGGCGGCCACCGTCGCCGGTCAGATGGGCGCCAATGCCACCGGGATGTTCAACGCCCAGGCGAGCTTCAAGAACAGTCAGGACCAGATCGCGGCTTCGAGCGACCCGTTCAACACCATCCTGGGCGCAGCCGCTGGCGCAGCGACGACCAAGTTCATGTCCGACCCCCGCCTGAAAACGGCGGTTGTGCGCGTAGGCCAAGATGAACGCACCGGCCTGAACCTCTACGAGTTCGCCTACATCGGCGCAACGGACGGCAAGCGCTATCGCGGCGTGATGGCCGACGAGGTCGAGCGCTTCGATCCGAAGGCTGTGGCCTATGACGACCTTGGCTTCGCGTCCGTGGACTACGGGCGCCTGGGTCTCGAAATGGTGGAGGTCTGAGCAATGGCAGCGTTTCAAACCGGTTTCCAGCTGGGTAGCCGCATCGCAACCGATGCCCTTGACCGCAAGGAGCGCGCCGAGCGCCAGAAGAAGGAAGACGAGGAGCGCGAGCTGCGCAAGGACCTGACTCGCCTGCAGATCGGATCGGCCACCGAAGAGGCCCGCCGCAAGGCTGAGGTCGCGCAGCTCACGCGCGGCCTGAGCGACACGATCCAGGGCATTGACAGGCCGGCCACCAACGCGGCGCTCGATGCCGACTTCAATGCAGCGCTGCAGGCGTCTGACAACGCCGTGATGGCCGAGAACGCCGCGCGCCAGGGCGTGCGCCCGGCCGCCGCCCCGGCGCCGTCTGGCGTGCCTGCCGACGCAGCCGCAGCCGCCCCGGCGCCTGCTGGACCCGCTGCCGGCGTCATGCCCGCCGCGCCTGCCGTGCCAGCCGTGCGAGGCGGCTCCAACGCCGCCAACGAGCAGGCCCTGACGGTGCGCGGCGCCGTTGACCCGCTGTCGCCGGAGTACCGCCAGCGCGTCAGCGGTCAGATGGCCGCCATCGCTGCAGCCACGGGCGACATCGAGCGCCTTCGATCGCTTGAGAGCGAGCGGCGCACGACGGCTGAAGACACACTGATCGCCCAGCGCACCAAGGAATACAAGGCCACCGAAGACCAGATCGGCGCAACGACGGTCTTCGTCAACCAGACCTCTCGCCGAATCACGATGTCCGCGCCAGACAAGAACGGTCTGGTGGGGCTGTCCGTGGTGACTCCCGATGGGAACGCCCGCTTCGAGACGCTCAGCCGTGGCGAGCAGGCCAAGCTGTACGCCGCCGTCGGCCTGCTGGACGTGAACCCGACGCGCGCCTTGAAGATGATGGAGGAGGTCAACAAAGACCTCGCGCAGGCTGTCAGGGACGAGAACCTGACGACCTCCCAGGTGGCGACCAACACGAACACGGTCGCACAGACGGGCGCCAACATCGACAACATCAAGGCCGACAACAAGCGGGCCGATGACGCTGCGCGCCGGCTGGCTGGCGCAGACGCGCAGGCGCGCAAGGATGCCGAGGCCAAGGCCAACGCCGCCGTCGCCCTCTACAAGCAGAACAACCCGAACGCCACCCCGGCAGATGTCGAAGCGGTCCGGCGCGGAGTCATCAGTGCGGTGCCCACAATCGACGCCAACTCGCCGGCCCAGGTGAAGCTGGCCCAGGCCCTCATCAACGCCAAGGTGGCGCCAGACATGGCCACCGGCCTGCGCATGGCCATGCAGGGCGTGCAGAAGTCGCGCAACGACTTCTACCAAGACATCTACGGCAAGGCGCTAACCGCCTCGATGGGAAGCGCAGAGCAGGCCAAGAAGGTCGCTGATCAGGCGCTCAAGGACTACGACGCGGTCGTGGGTGCCGCCCAGGCGCCCGCACCCGGCGCCCCTGCACCGGCAGCCCCCGCACAGCCCGGCGCACCGCTGACGTTCAACACCGCCGCCGAAGCCGAAGCCGCGGGCGCAGCGGGAAAGATCCAGCCTGGGACCAAGTTCAACATCAAGAACGGGCCCGGTGGGCGTCCGGTCGAGGGTGTTCAGTGGCTGCCGGCGCCCGCGCCCTCGCCCGTGCCAGCACCTCGCCCTGCCGCTGCCGTCTCCGTGGCGCCGCGCCCAGCGGCCCCCATGGTGCCAGCGCCAGCCGCGCAACCCCGCAGCCCGCAGGAGATCGCCGACGAGTTCGCAAACATCGGCGCGGTGCCTCGCTGAGCACGCTCAATCAACCGACAGAAGGAGTACCCCATGGCCAAGAGCAAGAAGGCAGCCGTCGCAATCAGCGAGGACAACCGCTGGCGGGTCGAGAGTGACCTCAGCACGCTCATGGAGGCCGAGAAGATCAAGGCCGACCCCAAGCGCCTCGCCGCAGCGCAGGCCATGGCCAAGGAAAAGATGATGGCCGCAGCCAAGGTCGCGGCCAACGACGCGGACTGACGCGACGACCTTGGGCTTCCATCGAAAACCAACCTGAAAGGACGCGCGCATGAGCACGCTCGACGCTGACGCACTGGCTACGCTGACCCCCGAGGAGCGCGAGGCCATCGAGTCCAACGACATGACCCCCGAGGAACTCGCCGCGATGCAGCGCATTGCTGGGGACGACGACGATGACGACGACGACGATGACGACGGCGCGTCGAGCGAAGCCGCTCCCGTCGAGGGAAAAGGCGCCGCCGCTGAAGCCGCTGAGGCCCCCCAAGCCACCGATGCACCGTCCGCCCAGGCCGATGCTGCCGACGCCACCGCCCCCGCGCCTGCCCGTCAGTCCACGACGCGCTACGAGGCGCCCCTGCCTGCGGACTACGACACCAAGGTGCAGGAGTTGGCCGAGCGCGAGGCGGAGCTCAAGCGCAAGTTCCGCTCTGGCGAGATGGAGTTCGACGACTTCGAGACCCAGCGCGCAGAACTGCTCACCGAGCGCGAGTCCCTGACCATCGCCCGCACCAAGGCCGAGATCAGCCAGGAGATGACCGCGCAGAGCGCCCAGCAGGCGTGGCAGAACACGGTCGAGTCCTTCATGGACAAGGCCGCCAAAGACGGCACGATCGACTACCGCAAGGACGGCGAGAAGCTCGAAGACCTCGACCAGTTCGTCAAGACGCTGGCCGCCAAGGCCACCAACGCTGACAAGCCGATGGAGTGGTTCCTGCAGGAGGCGCACCGTCGTGTGCAGGCGCTGCACGGCATGACCACGCCCGCACCGACTGCCGCACCGGCACCGGCTGCTGCAGCCAACGCCAAGCCCGCGGCCACCCGCCGCACCCCCCCGGTGGACGCCGTGCCGCCGACCCTGGCCAACGTGCCTGGGGGAGACGGCCCAGGCGATGTCGATGGCGAGTTCTCGGACGTGCTGTCGCTCGATGGCATGGAGTACGAGACCGCGATCGCACGCATGTCGGCCGCACAGCGTGAGCGCTTCCTGCGCGCGGCATAACTCAAGGAGCGGAGTGCGCGCATGCCGTCACTGATCATGGACGTTCGACCCGGGGAGCGCGTGGTGTTCTCCCTGGGCTACGGAGTCCCCGAAGCAGTAGCCGTAGTCGAACTTGCTGAAAAGCAGAAGTCCGGCCAACTGGTTCGGCTGCGCGTCACTGCGCTGCCCTCCGTTCAGATCGACAAATCACACATCGACGAGGCTCTCGAAGCCGTGCCAAGCGTGGCAACGTAGCGCCTACACGCTGATAGCAGCAAGCGAGCGCAGGACGTGCTCTTTGAGGTTCCACCCAAAGGAGTATTTCCATGGCTCGCACCATCGTAGGGGTCAACGACCCCAAGGCGATCAAGAAGTGGTCTGGCCTCCTGGCCTATGACCAGTCCCAGAAGTCCTATTTCAGCCAGCGCTTCATGGCGCGTGGCGCCGAGGCCGAGGTGCCTATCCAGATCCTGACGGACCTGGAAAGCGACGCCGGTGAGCAGATCAGCTACGACCTGCTGGCCGAGTTGAAGATGGCCCCCGTCGAGGGCGAGGACATCCTCGAAGGCAAGGAAGAGGCGCAGAAGTTCTACACCGACCAGATTTACATCGACCAAGCACGGTGCGGCGTGAACACGGGCGGCAAGATGACGCGCAAGCGCACCCTGCACGACCTGCGCGAGAAGGCCAAGCGCCAGCAGTCCGGCTGGTGGGCTCGCCTGATGGATGAACTGCTGTTCATCTACCTGTCGGGCGCCCGTGGCGTGAACCCGAACTTCCTGCTGCCGCTGAACTACACCGGCCGCGCGAACAACGGTCTGGTCACCCCGGACAGCAACCACCGTTTGTTCGGTGGCGATGCCACGGCCTTCAACAACCTGGACGCCAACGACAAGTTCAACCTGCGGCTGATCGATCGCGCCAAGACCAAGGCGGACAGCCAGGGCGGCGGCGCGACGAACATCCCGGTCCTGCAGCCCTGCAAGATCGACGGCAACGAGACCTTCGTGGTCTGCATGCACTCGTTCCAAGAGGACGACCTGCGCGCCGACACGAGCACGGGACAGTGGCTGGACATCCAGAAGGCCGCAGCCGCAGCCGAGGGTCGTAACAACCCGCTGTTCAAGGGCAGCCTGGGCATGTACCGCGGCGTGATCCTGCACTCGCACCGCAACGTGATCCGCTTCAACAACGCTGGCGCCGGCGCCAACGTCGAAGCCGCGCGCGCCCTGTTCCTGGGCTCGCAGGCCGCCGTGGTCGCCTTCGGTTCGCCGGGCACCAACATGCGCTTCGACTGGCACGAAGAGACCCGTGACAACGGGGACAAGGTGGTCATCACGACCTCCTCGATCTTCGGCATGAAGAAGGTCACGTTCACGCACGACGGCTCCGGCGCGCAGGACTTCGGGGTGTTCAGCCTCGATACCGCCGCAGCCGCGCGCTGATCCAGGTCAACACGCACTAGGAGAGCAACATGCCCTTCACCAATTCCAACGACTACCTCGACGGCCGCAAGCCTGCCGTCTTCCCGGCTGGCGGCGAAGTGGTCGCCGTGCGCTACCCGATCGCGCTGGTGGCAGCCGACCTGGACGCCAACGACTGCGGCGCCGTGGCCGTCCTGCCGGCCGGCTGCGTGCCGGTGGGTCTGGTCTACGACTCCGATGACCTGGACACCAACGCCAGCGCGACCATCGCGGCCAGCGTGGGCCCGGTCAACGCCGGCGCCACGGACCTGTCCTCGACCTGGGCCAGCGGCATCACCGCAAGCCAAGGCGGCACAGCAGCCAACGTCGCCCTGTCGACTGCGGCGATGCGCCTCGCAGCGTCGGCCACCGACACGCTCATCGGCATCAAGTTCACCGCCGCCGCCGCCACCAAGGCTGCTGGCGAGGTTGGCCTGACGCTGCTGTACCGCGCGGTCTGATCGCGGCCAACTCCCGCAGGGTGAGCGGCCAGCCGGGGGCGGGCTGCTCTTGAAGGGGGGAGGCGACTTCCCCCTTTCTTTTTGGAGAACCACATGAAGCTGACCACCTCGATCCAGCCCCGCAAGGACGGCACGGTGAGCGTGACACTCAAGGACAGCGAACCCTTCGTCTTCAAGCCAAACGCATCCGGTGACCTGGAGTGCGATGTGATCGGAGAAGAGGCCATCGCCGCCCTGCTGCAGACCGGCAACTTCTACCCCGCAGACGAGGCGGACTTTGACGAGGCGCTATCGGTCATCAAGCTGCCCGAGGAAGAGCCCCAGGCCGAGCCCGAGGCTGTACCCGCCAGTTTGAGCGCGCCCGCGCCCCGCCGCAGCAAGGCTCGCGCCTGATCGAGCGAGTCATCCGTGGCCACCTGGGCTGATCTCCACCCGGACATCCTGGTCTATGTGCCGGGCTGCCCTGACCCGTTCCTGACGCAAGAACTTCGTCGCGCCGCAACCGAGTTCTTCCAGGACAGTCGGGCCTGGGTGGAGTGGCTAGACCCCATCGTGTCGAACGGCACGCTGCGCGAGTACGCCCTGGTCCTGCCGACCGACAGCACCGTCGTGGGCATAGAGCGCGCCACATCGAGCGGCTCGCCGGTCGAGATCCTGTCCTTCAAGGCGCAGGAAAAGAACCCGGCCACCTATGAGAACGAGCGCCCCGGCATCGTCACGGCCGACCGGGTGTCGATCACTTTGACGCGCGCGTTCACCGCTGGCGCTCAGATCGAGATTCAGGCCGCGCTCACTCCGAGCCGAACGGCCAACACGCTGCCAGATGCGCTGATGGAGCAGTACGCCGACGCGATCGTCGCCGGCGCCCGCTACCGATTGATGCGCACCCCTGGGCCGCTGAACAACCCCCAGGGCGCACAACTCGCGCTCCAGGAATACCAGCAGCACCTGAGCAAATTCACTTTCCAGGCCTACCGAGGAAACGCCCCGTCCGTGCCGCGCGCCCGGCCGAAGTGGTGTTGAGCATCAACTAGGAGCACCCAACCATGCCCATCACAGCCCAGTCCATCGTTCGTCGCTGCGTCGAGACGCTGCAGGACACCACCTCAATCCGCTGGCCCGTGGCCGAGCTGGTGCGCTACCTCAACGACGGGCAGCGCGAGATCATCGTCCACCGCCCCGATGCGATGGTGACCAACACAGCGCACACGCTGATCGCAGGCAGTCGACAGACGCTGCCGGCCAACGGCACGAAGCTGATCGAGGTCGTTCGCAACTCAGGCGGCAACAAGCGCGCCGTGCGCCTGTCCGTGCGCGAGATCCTGGACGCCCAGGTGCAGGGTTGGCACAACCTTGCCGGCGTCACCGAGATCGTTCACTTCATGTTCGATCCGCGCGATCCCAAGACGTTCTACGTCTACCCGCCCGCAGCAGCCTCGGGCGCGTCCGTGGACATCGTCTACTCGGCTCTGCCCAACGACGTCACTGAACCGGCCGCGGGCACCGACTACACGGCCGTGACGGGCAACATCAGCGTGCCCGACATCTACGGCAACGTGCTGCAGGACTACATCATGTACCGGTCCTACATGAAGGACAGTCAGTACGCCGGCAACGCCAACCGCGCGACGGCCCACTACGCGGCCTTCGCCAACGCTCTGGGCCTTGAAATCAAGGCCACCGTCGGCGTCGCGCCGACAAGCCCAGGCAACCCCAACCACCCTGCCGCCTCGATGGCCGCATCAGGCGGCGCCGGCAACTGACCGACCAAGGACCGGTCTGTAGTACAGCTTCCAAGAGGGATTCAAGATGTTGCACAAGGCAGACCTCGCCAATCAGACGATGGACGGAACCATCGCGGCTGCAAGTTCAAAGGCGACTTACACGGGCGCCGGGATGACGGTGGGCGGCTGGCTGCTCAGCAGCGAGTTCGCCGTGCTGGTGGGCATCGTGATCGGTGTCGCGGGCTTCCTGGTCAACTGGTTCTACAGGCACCGCCAGGACGAGCGCGAGCGCGAAGAGCATGAAGCGCGCATGCGCAGCTACCACGAGGCTGAGCGCGAAAAGGCGCCCACCGCGTACCTCTGACGCGATGGTGAGAACCCTATGGCGCTGATCCGCTTGCGCGGCTTTGCCGGTGAGGCGCGTGCAAGCCACCCCACCTTGCTGCCCGAGCAGATCGGCACCATCAGCCGCAACCAAAAGCCCGGGCGCGGCGACCTGCGCCCCTGGAAGCAGCCGCAGACGGTGGCCACCGTCCCCTCTGGCCGGCAGACCATCTACCGCATGGGCCGGGATGTGGCCAGCGATGCCCAATACTGGCTGAGTTGGACCGGCGTAGTTCATGCCGTGCGCGGCTACGACACCTCGGACACCACCGAGCGCACCTACTACACGGGCGATGGCGCCCCGAAGGTCACTGACAACCTCTCGCTCGATGGCGTGGACCCGCAGGACAACCCCGGGGCCAACTGGCGGCTCCTGGGCGTGCCTGCGCCATCGGCTGCGCCCTCCGTCAGCACGGTGGCCGGCGGCTCGTCCAGCGAGCTTCAGACCGTCTTCTACGTCTACACCTACGTGAGCTCGTGGGGCTGGGAGTCGGCACCCAGTCCGGTCAGCGCCGCCAACACGCGCAAGATCGACGACACCGCCACCATCGGCTCCTTCTCGGCGCCGCCGTCGGGCAGCTACGGCATCGACAAGATTCGCATCTACCGCACAGAGACGGGCTCAAGCGGCGCCACCGAGTTCCTGTTCCTGCGCGAGATCGCTGCCGGCACCGCGAGCACGACCGACGACAACCGAACGCTTGGCGAGGTGCTCCCGACGACCACCTGGGCGATGCCGCCTGCCAGCATGACCAACCTGACCGCGCTGTGGAACGGCATGCTGGCTGGCATCTCCGGGCGCGCCGTCAAGTTCTGCGAGCCCTACACGCCCTATGCGTGGCCGACCCGGTATGACCTCGTTCCCCCGGACTCCACGCCCGTTGCACTTGGCGTCTTCGGGCAGAGCCTGCTGGTGCTGACAACGGGCCGGCCGATGCTGGTTCAGGGATCGACACCCGAGGCCATGGATCAGGTGCCGCTCGAGATTCCCCAGGGGTGCGTGGCTGCACGCTCAGCCGTCAGCATGGGCACGGGCGTGGCCTGGGCAAGCTCCGACGGTCTGTGCTGGTACGGCGCAGGCGGCCCACGCATTCTCACGGCGGGCCTGATGACGCGCGAGGACTGGCAGGCCCTGGTGCCTTCCTCGATCGTGGGCCGGATGTACGAAGGCCTGTACTTCGGCAGCTACGACGACGGCAGCGGCCGCAAGGGGTTCATGATCAACCCCGCCGATCAGAACGCCGGCATCTACTTCCTCGACGCCGGCTACTCGGCGATGCACTTCGACGAGCTGCAGGACCAGCTGTACGTGCTCGACGGCACGTCCGTGCGCCGTTGGGACGCGGGCGCCTCCGCTCTGACTGCGCGCTTTCGGTCCAAGCAGTTCAAGGCCCCGCAGCCGGTGACGTTTGCGACAGCCGAGGTCCAGTCCGAAACCTACCCGGTGACGATGCGCGTGGACGCCATGAACCTGCCGGCGTCCACCGTGTCGGCTCTGGTTGCCAGGAACCCCACGTATTTCTCGGCGCCCGATGCCACCACCTTCCGCTGCACGATCTCCGTGCCCGACGAGAGCGCGGTGCGCCTGCCCGGTGGATTCATGGCGTCTGACTGGCGCATCGAGCTTGAGTCCTCCGGAGCAGTGCAGGCCGCTGCGATCGCCAGCAGCGTCGAAGAGCTACGCCAGTCCTGAAGGCCGCGGCCACCATGTCCGACCGCAAAGACCTCCCAACACCGAGTTCGACGAACTTCGAGGCTCGCGTGCGCGAGACCTTGATGACGTACCTCGGACGAACGGGAGACCCGCTCGATCGTGGCGTGACGTTGCGCGACCTGCTCGACAGCGGGCTGGCAAAGCTCAAGCCCGGGCGCACGCCCACATCCCTGTCCGTAGGCGGCTCCACGCTGCCAATCCAGCCACAGGCGACCGAGACCGAGCCGGATCTGACCCCGCCGCCGACGCCGACGGGGTTCTCCGTCGCCGCTGGCCTGAACAACATCTTCATCGAGCACGACGACCCGGCGTACTCACAAGGCCACGGGCACTTTCGCACGCGCCTGTACGGCAAGACCATCTCGGCAGGCGACCCGCTGCCGGCGTTCGCCGACGCCGTGGAGATCGCGCAGTTCACCGGAAGCGTCCATTCCCACCCCAGCAACCTCTCTACGACGTGGAGGCTGTGGGTCAAGTGGGAGTCCTCTGACGGCGTCCTCAGCGTCAGCCCCGCAGGCGGCACAAACGGGCTGGAGGCCACGACCGGAAAGATCGGCAACGTCGACCTGGGTCCGCTGATTGTTGAAGCCGGCAACCTTGCAAGCGGCGCTGTCAGCACCAGCAAGCTGGCCAGCGACGCCATCACGTCCGGCGTCTTCGCGCCCGGGTATCAGCCGCTGGGCATCGTCGCGGACTTGCCGCCTGCGCTGGGGTACACCGGCCCAAACACGGTCTTCCAGACCTCGGACTCGAAGATTTACCGCTACGACGGCGTGGACTTCACCTCCGTGGTCGAGGCGCTGGACATCGACTCTCGCGGCCTGGACATCAAGGACCTGCTGGGCAACACGATCTTCGACTACACAGGCGAGATTGCGCCGACGGCCTACGTCAACGTCAACAGCAACAACGTGCTGATCTCGGACGTGGCGGCCAATGCACTCGTCCCGTCCCTGAACTATGTCGGCGCCTTCGCTTCCGCGCCCACCCAATCGCAACTCGGCGCCGCCTGGAAGCAGAACGCGGTCTACAAGAACACGGCCGACGCCAAGAGCTACGTGCTCACCGGCAATCCTTTGGGTTGGGTTCTGTACCTTCAGGACGGCTTGGCCTTTTTGCTCACCATCGAGTCCACGAACGGCACTGTGTTTCGGGTCGGGCAGAGCACCAGCACGTTGCTGAAGGCGCGGTTGTTCAAGAACGGAGCAGAAGTCACGGACGTAACGCCCACGGGGTGGTTCCGCTGGCGGCGCGTGTCTGCGATCCCGCAGGCTCCGCCAAACGATGACGCGGCCTGGAATGCCCTCTACGTGACGGGGTACACCCAGGTATCAATCAACGTCGACAGCGTGTACGCCCGCGCGACGTTCTTCTGCGACGTAATCAGCCCATAAAAGGAGTTCATCATGCCCATCGTTTCAACTGGTCAGATCACCATCGTCGACACCAACGACGCAAGATCGATCACCGCGTTCCTGTCAGCCAACCAGGGCACTCAGCAGGTCTACACCAAGGACGAGTCCACCGTCGGCTACACGCCTTCATGGTTCTCGACCCCCATCATCATCACCCCGCAAATCTCTATCGGGGGCATGACGGCGGCCCAGGCCTGGGCGGCCTTGACCAACAAGACCTTCTCCCTGACGGCTGGAGGTGCGGCGGTGGTCTCCGGGACAACCTCCACGAGCTTCAACAACAACGCCGACACGCAGCTCAGCACGCCGTTCACCGTCAGCCATGCGGCCAACGGCTCAGGCACTGCCTCGACGTTCACGATCACGGGCAACCTGAAGGACAGCGTCGCGGTCTTCACGCTCTTCTTTGAGGCCGACTTCGTCGACCCGGTCACCACCCTTGCGACTCGCATCTCTTGCCAGATCACGCTGAACACGGTCAAGACAGGCACCAACGCAGTATTCATTGCGCTGCGCGGTCAGACCGCCATCGAAGAGTCCACAAGCGGTCTTGCCACGGGCAAGAACAACATCGCCGTAGCGGCCGATCTGGTGCGCTCTGGCGGCATCGACACGACCGGCTTGACGTACAGGTGGTACGAGGGTGGCGGCGGCACCCAGATAACGTCGTCCCTGCCATCCGTGGCGACCAAGTACGGCATGAAGACGGTCGCGGCCCCGACGGTGCCTACCGCGGCTCCCGGAAACGGCGAGTTGAACGTCAACATCCCTACGGCTGCCGGCAACGCGCAGAACACGCTGGTCATCAACGAGTCGGCAGTGGCTGACCTCGGGGTGTACCGGGTTGACATCACGGACGGCGACAACAAGACCTACACCGCGTACTTCACGATCTACGACGTCAGCGATCCGTACGAGACGATCGTCATCTCGTCCACCGGGGACAAGCTCCAGAACGGCCAAGGTAACACCTTGCTGACGCCAAAGGTCTACTACGGCGGCAATGAGGTAATGACGCTGACCGGCTGGACGTTCACCTGGACGTTCTTCGACAAGAACGGCAAGCGCGGAGCCTTCATCGACACGGCCAAGATCAGCACCGCGCAGGGCGCCCAGATCACTGCCAACGGCACGGGCACATCTGCCACCATCAACTACAACGGCACCACCTACAACTTTGTAGCGGGCGACATCGTGAAGGCGGTCAAGCCCAACGGCGACGCTTTCTTCTACGAGGTCGCTTCGAGCACGACCAATCAGGTCACGATCCGCACGCCGGTGACAAATACGTTCTTGAACTTCACCGACTTCCCCGCCCCGGCAGCCGCCACTGACTTTGTGGGTGGGAGGCTCTACGGCTGCGTGGGTTCCCTCGGGCGGCGCAGCACTTCAGCAGGCGCTTCCGTGACGCTGACTGGCGATGAGGTCGACGTGAAGGCCCGCATCTTGTGCGAAGCCGACCGCCCGTAAGCCACTGATACCAGGAGAGCCGCATGGCAGACAACATTCAAGTGAGGGACGCATCGGGCACGCTGCTTACGATGCGGACCCAAGACGTTGGTGGGGTTCACACGCCCTACCAGCGTGTCATGGGCTACGACGCCCAGGACGACATGCTCAAGGTCAAGAGCGTGCAAAAGAAGTTCCGGGACAGCTTTCCGGGGTCTTCGCTGAACGCCGCCAACTGGGACAGTTCCATCGGCTCGGGTGGGTCCGTCTCCGTTACGGCCGGCACGCTCGTCATGTCAAGCGGCGCCAATGCCAGCGTCGAGACATCAGTTCTGTCCAAGGAGACATTTACGGTCCCGTTCCGCGTGGGCTTTCAACTGACCATGTCCCAGCGGATCGCCAACCAGACCTTCCTGGTCGAGGCGGTCTCGGTCAACGCGACGACCGGGGTGCCCGACGGCCTGCACTCAGCCGCTTGGCTCTTCGACGGCACGACCGTCACCCAGGCCAAGTACCGGGTGCAGAACTCCGGCGTGACACCGCTCGACAGCGCGGCGTCCACCGTGGTCACCACGGCTGGCACTGGGGTCTATGAGCTTGAGCCGTTCGCCGACGAGGTGTGGTTTCACTCCTCCGTTCTCGACACCACCAACGGGCGGTCTAACAGCTACCGGCGCCACCAGCAGATCCCCGACCCAAACGCGCTCTACAAGATTCGGCTGCGGTGGATCAACGGAGCTACGCCACCCGCCTCCACGACAACTGCAACTCTCCAGTACGTGGCCTGCCAGGACTACGCGGAACTCACGGCAGAGATCACGGCTGGCCGCGGGCAGTCCGTCGCGGGGCAGGCCTTGGCAGTGGCGGTCACCACGATGCCTACTGTGGCAGCCAACGCAACGTCTCAGGACAACATCTACTTCAACGACAGCACGACCGCCCAGGCGGCCAGCGCAACGCTCACCGGCACGTCTCGTGACGTCGGCATCGCCGCAGGCTCTGTCCACCGCTACTCGGCGTTCAACGCCTCAGCCTTCGCCGACCAAGCCGGGACGCTGCGCATCGAGTGCTCGAACGACAACACCACATGGCGACGGGCCACGGCGGACACGGCTGTTGCGGCCAACGCGGTGGTCTACCTGTCCGTCCCGGTGATGACCCGGTACTACCGGGCGGTGTACGTGAACGGCGCGACCTTGCAAACCGCCTTCATGTTGAACACCTCGTTCACCGCGTCCTAAAGATGCAGCGTAGTACCACCCGCAACCCGCAGCCGGCCACTGTGCTGGTCCCGAGTGTGTTTAGGCGCGGCAAGAGGTAGGCCACATGCCCATAGTCTCCACGGGTCAGATCACCATCGTCGATGTCAACGACGGCGTCGACGGGCTGGATGGTCCTGCGCTCCAGATCATCTCCAGCGCGGCGGGTTTCACGTATGTGGACGGGGTGGCCATCCCCGCAGAGCAGGCGGTCGCCCTCACCCTTCTGAGGCAGGGCCTGGATGCAGAGCAGGCCAACTGGGCGGCCTCCAACGGGGTCACGCTCGACACCAACCTGAACAAGCTCGACATCACGGAGTACATCTTCGGGCTGCCTGGGACTGGGGATGGCGACACGGCCTACATGACCCTGGCGCAGTTCGGCGCCGCCAAGCAGGTTGCCATCGGCGCCACGGCGGGCAGCCTTGCTGCCTACGCTAACCTGATCCGCTTGGGCGACACGACGGCCGAGGCCGGCGCAACCCGCAACGTGCTGTCGGGGGAGTGGTCCTCTGGGTCCGTGGCCTACGGTGTGGGCGACATCGTGACCCGCAATGGGTTCCGCTGGGTCTGCATCCTGGCGCACATCTCCAGCGTCTCCGTTACGCCACCCACATTCCCGGCCACTGCCAATACCTACTGGCGGCTCTACGGGGCCCGTGGAGCGCTCACAACGGCCCGGGCGATCTCTGGGTCCACATGGTCCGATGCAGAGGCTGCAACGGCCATTGCAGACGCCGGAGGCGTGTCTCCCATTACCGGGGACACGGTGACCCTTCACAACTCGGCGGCGCCGTACTCCGAGACCCGCATCCGCTCCAGCGCCGGAACGTGGACTGCGCTCACCGTGGTCTTCGGCGGCAACGTCATCGTGGACAACACGCTGACTGCTTCAAAGATCCAAGCCGGCTCGATCCTGGCCTCCAAGATCGCCGTCGGCGACTTCTCCAACCTGATCTCTGACGCGAGCATGACCGATGCTGCTGCATGGGGCAGCCTTGGAACATCGACCTGGGGGATCTCTGCCGCGACCGACAGCGGGTTCCGCTCCACCCGCTACCTGATCATCACGGGAGCGGCTGGCGCCTACGCCGGCTTCGTGACCTCAAAGTGGGTGCCTGTAGAGCCTGGGTTCAGCTACTACGTGAGCATTCAGGCCCGCGTGGCGGCCGGCACTGGAACCGCCTTCTGGAACATGCAGTGGGCCGATGACGACGCCGGGACCAATCTGACCGAGACTGACTTCGCTTCGGTTTCCGCCGCGACGGTCACGGCCTCCTCAAGGACCGTACTTGCACCAGCCGGCAAGCGGTTCGGTCGCGTCCGGTTCTACAAGAACAACGATAGCGCCACCGAAGTGCGCTTCGGTGGCCCGGTAATGCGCCGCGCTGCCAGCGGTGAGCTGATCGTCGATGGAGCTATCACCGCTCTAAAAATCGGCGCCGATGCAGTCACAGCGGCCAAGATTCAGGCTGGCGCGGTTACCGCTTCCAAGATTGCCGTGGGCGACTTCACGGTCCAGGCCCGCAACTGGAACTTCGAGGAGGGTGACGTCGGCTGGTCCAAAGAGACAGGCTGGACGGTCGTCTCCGACGCGACTAATGCCAAGAGCGGCTCTTGGGTAGCAAGGAACACCAACATTGCCGCTGGCACTGCGCTCAGGAACTTGCAGAAGGTGGCCGTGGAGCCCGGCGAGACCTTCTACGCTGAGGCGTACATCAAGCATGCCGCAAGTTCGGCGGGAACTGGCACACGTGTGCGGTGCATCGGCTACAACGCCACGCTCGTCACTGAGGTGCAGTTCTTCTACGGCGCTGTTGTCCCGGCATCGACCACTGCATACACAAAGTCGTCAGTCTCATTCACGGTAGGCGCTGGAGTCGCCTTCGTTGACGTAGAGGTGGAGTCCATCCTCACGGCCGGGTCCGCCTTCGCCGATGAAGTGCGCCTGTTCCGCACATCGAACACCACGCTCATCGCCAACGGCGCCATTACGACAGACAAGATTGGAGCGGGTGAGGTCAAGGCGGGGAACATCTTTGCCGGGGCGGTGACCGCCGACAAGATCGCGGCTGGCTCAATCACGGCCTCCAAGATCGGCATTGGCGACTTCCAGAACTTGTGCCCCAACCCGAGCGGCGAGACCGGCGTGGATGGCTGGACGACCGGCGTGGTCACGGGACCGAACACCGGCATCGGCGGGCTTACCGCAGCCGTAAAGAGCCTGCGAACCACCAACCGCGACGCCTACATCGGGCCCTGGTTCGACGTCACGCCCGGAGATCAGTTCTACCTGTCCGGCAGCTTCTACCCCGCCCAGGCCGGCGACAACCCGCCGACCGCTGATGCGGCGGTGATGATGCGCTTCGCTGATGACGTTGGCGGAACCAACTCCGTCTGGTCCACCAGCGCGTTTGCCATCCGCACGACCAACTCCTGGCAGACCGTCGAGGGCAACGTCACGGTGCCGGCAGGCAAGCGGTTCGCCATGATGGCGCTCCAGATCAACGGCACGGCCGGGGCCACTGGAAGCTGGCACTTCAGGAACATCCAGGTTCGCCGTCGAAACGCCGGCGCCCTCATCGTCGACGGCGCCATCTCTACCAACAAGCTCGACGCTGGAGCCGTGACGGCCGCCAAGGTGTCAGCGGGCGCCATCACCACCTCCAAGCTCCTCGTGGTTCCGGCGTCGATCTGCCCGGATCCGTACTTCTCGGACGAGGCGTGGTGGACGGCAACCCAGTTCGACACGAACGGCTGGTACTTCGAGAGCAGTACAACCATGGGCGTTGGCAAGCAAGCCTCGCTCTGGAGCGGCCACCCCACGAACAACCCGGGGGCAAGTCGCAGGCACATCTGGAGTGCAGGAGTTGCAGTCCCGTCCA